GGTGACTGTTACTAATACGATACTCTTTTTCCTCGTGTTTAACTTTTTAAATAATTCTTTCATAACATTCCCTCCTTAAATTTTTACCACCTTAGTTGGAACCTCCAAAAGCTCGTCCATCAATTCCTTAACCGTACCATTTCCACCTAAGTTTTTATATTCTTCAAACATATGCTCTATATTCTCTTTATCCAAAATTGTCATCTCGCCTTTTGTCCTATATTCTCTATACCTTCTAATCAGTTCATTTCTCAAAAGAGCTTGTACAGCATTCTCAATCGCTTTATCTTTCCTTCTGTCCTTTTTTATAATTCCAATCATACTCGGAATTGTTGACCCTAGCACAAATGGCACTAACCATTTTGTTGTTAATCCAACTATTTCTTCCATATTTTTCTTTCCTTTCCTTATTTAATGTAATAAATTTCAGCTCTTACCAGAAAACCACTTCTGTCTCTCCCTGCCTGTATAATTAAATTTGTTCCATCTATATAATAATTCACTATAGCAGCAGTATCAGCAGAAATTAGTGGAAGTGGAATACATAATGCGTTTTGTTTTAAATACAAATCAGTTTTTACTATGTTAAACCCTTGCACTCCAATTGGGTAAGCTTTTGGAGAAGAATTGTTTGGACCATATCCTAAAAGCATTCTCTTTCTGTAAACTCTGTTCCCATCGATATATTCATTTGTTGCATATTCCATCTCAGTTGTAATATCAATTCTTTCCTCTTCCTTTTCTATAAATTTTTCGTATTCGCCATTATTATTTTTTGCATAGATAGCAGAATTTATATATTCTTCATACTCTGTTGCTTCTGTTCCTTGCTCTAATTGTATATTAAAAGAAGTATTACTAGCAGTATAAACCTTATCTTTGTTTATATTTAGACCGATAATATATTCATCATCTGTTGTAACTGTCAAGATGTTGTTAATTCCACCAGGAAGTTCAAGGTCACTTATATAATTATTGTTTTTTGCTCTAAAAGTAAAATGTGAAGCTATATGTTTCCCATACCAGCTGAATACATACATCCCCTTTTTTAGAAAAATAGGTATTCTAAAGCAACCATTGTTTGTTGCAGTACCATTAAAAACAATTTTTCCATCTACTATACTACAAGTAACACCATTTACTGTCTCTATTTTAAGTAAGTTCTCATTAATATAATTCTTCCCCTTCTGAAACCAAACCTTTCTTCTATCTGCGGTAGGTTCTGTTGGGCTTACAATAATTCCTCCTTCTCCATAATTGCCATCATCTGGAGTCATATATAACTCATTTTCATTAATATCACCATTTGCTTTTGCATTCATATATTGTTCTTCTGTCAAATGATTTACAGTTAAATTGCTTAATTCTTCTTCTATCATCTTTTTTACCTCCTAATCCGTAGTTTTTGTATAATACAACTCTAAATAACACTGTGAAGATGCTACTAAACTACCAACTACATATGCCACTGATTTTTTATTTGCATTGATTCTGAACCAGTTATGTGCTGCACTACCTATAGCTGTATCAGAATTTGCTCTTGTAGCATTAACCATATATAAACTTTTATCTGCACTATTACTACTAATAATTACTGACATAGGACCTATAAAACACAAATCTATATTTTCTACTCCAATATCTACTACTTTCATTTTGTATGTCTCAGCATCTGTAATAAAACTCAATACTTTTTGATAAATCGGTTTTCCATCTATCCACACCTTATTAGTCTTTATTTCCTCTGTAGAATATACATCATTATCTTCTTGCTTACTTATTCCTCCAGCCACTTTATCATTTCCTAAATATATAGCCATTGTTAAGCACCTCCCCATCTTTTAATAATAATACTTGCACCACCAGACTGTTCAACCCACTCAACATCACCATCTTGCTCACTCGCTTTTGCCAAAACTTGTCCAGTAATTCCACCAGACGGTAAAAAAGAACCTTCTTCAATATCTTCCAACTTCTGTTTTAAATCATCTGTAAAATCATTCGTAGACAAGCCTTTTCCAGTGATTCTATCTACTTTATTAGCAATAATGCCTCTTATTTCAGAATCGTCATAGGTTTCTCCATCATCTCCCTTATCCCCCTTATCACCTTTCTCTCCTCGAACAAGAGGAATACTCATTAAACCATCCAAATGAATCAAATCCATTGCATTATTTTTCAAATCACTAATCTCTATCGACATCATTCATCCCCCCTATGCGTAATCTCTTCTGTCAAAGTTATCGTACCAAACCCTAAAGTCTTCACGTAATCCCCTGACATCAGCTCTATATCATACTGAAAAGTCCCATACGGTAAAATTGACGTATCCTCCGAATCCAAATAAAAACAAAAATATCCCTCCGTATAACTCATACTATCAGGATATTTCTTCTGAATCAACACCTTAGAACTATTGGCATTTTGCTTAACCGTAAAATACAAAGAATCCTCTGCTGACGGTTCTATTACATTCTCCTCGCCATCCTTCAATGCAAACCTAACAAACTGAGTATCTCCCCTCGTAAACTCTAAATCCATTCCAACTCCTCCTTTATTTCATCTTTCCAACAATATCAACAACAGCCTTCACTTTTCCAGTCTGACTCAAATAATTCCTTTGATATATTCCCATTATTCCAGTTCCTGGAATATCTGGATTCAAAACAGGAATTGTATTCCCGCTTCTAATCTGTAAAACTATATTTTTATTCGTCTTTAAATAACTCTTAATATCAATACTAACCTTACTTTGCATAACATGACTACTATTGCTTGGTTGCGATGCCGTAAACCCATTCGAACCAAAAGCATTTGTTATTTCGTTTGTAATCAAATCATTCTCTGGAATCATTTCGCTATTAAGCTGAACACTTTTGTAATAACTGCCATTTTCTTCTTTTATATATAATTTTAAATTTCTACAATATCCCCACACAACAGTTGAATCATATGCCCATTTAACTGGAGAATGATGTAACGTTACCTTCGCACTCTCTATATTAAAATTTTCAGGGATAAAGATTGGAATATTAACATACAAGTATTCTCCTATACCTGTCTCAAAATAATCAGTTGAATATCCCACATTCTTCCATTCATACTGACCAAACTGTAAATTAGACAAAACCCCATTTGCTCCTATCAACTGAGTCCCATTCTCTAAAACAAACCCTTCCTTACTAATCCTCGCAATGCCATTTCCATCTTTATCAAGAACCTTCAACTCACCATTTACATTATTTTCTCCACCTAACGTTAAAGTACCACCCTTTATCCTATCACCAGTCAAAGTACCAGCCCTAATAAAATCAGCATGTTGTAACAACTCACTCACCAATTTCTGAATCTCATCCCACATAGAATCTAACTTATATTTCTTAATCAACTGTTCCAACGTCTGTGGCATCATACTATCTTGCCTTGTCGGTTTATTCGGTTTAATATCAAAATCCATAAAATCCTCCACATAAAAAGCACCAGAACTCAATCTGATGCTTAATTTTAATTTTGTTCAATCATTGAAATTATTCCTTATTTATTTAACTGTAATTTGCTTTCTTTTAACAGTAATATATATAGTTAAACCAATTATTATTACTATTAACACACCTTCTACAATTTGCGTTTCTTCTAGCTTATTATTTTTATTTTCTAATTTTTCTTCTAAATCTAATTCTTCTTCTAAATCTTCTATCTTTTGTTCGTTTTGATGTATTTCTTCATGATAACTATTTTCCATTGAATTATATTCCTCTAAAAGTTTTGTATATTCATAACTTAAATCTTCTAACACTGAATACAATTCTTCATAAGTATTTATCTCAGAATAAGTATCTTGTTCGCCTTCTCTGTTTGGAATTGATATTTCGCCTTTTAGTTCTTCTTTTGTAGGATGATATATTTCAATACTGTATATTTTTGAAGAAGGACTATATATAATTAACATTACAATTAACAAAAGAACAATTTTTATCTTTTTCACATCATTCACCCTAGCAAACAATACCATACTTTTTTTGAAAAATTTGTCGAAATATCCCGAAAAACATATTTTTTTGATTTTTACCAATCAATCTCGCCATCTTTATAAACTGTAAATCCTTTCATCTTCTCATAAAGTTTCATCTTCTCATCATCTGTCTGATTTGGCAACTTTTTAATCGAATATGCTAACTCTGTTCTCTCATCAAAATCCAACTTATATTGAGAACCTAACAAAATTAACCTTTGGTCTTCTGTTAGCTTCATATCATCAACATAACTAAATACTTTTTTCTTTTTACTGCCAGAAACAGACTTGCCACTTGTTGTACCATCATCTTCTTTATCACTTTCAAAATCTTGTAATTTATATTTTAAATATTTATCTATATCTATATTCGTCTTACTTAATGCATTATTATATAATTCATCTTCTTTGCCAGTTGTATTCCTATATATAATAGACTTTGTCACTTGAGAACAATTAGAATTAGAAAGTATTTGAATTTTTTCTTTTTGTTTTTCTATTCCCTCTGTTTTTGCTACATAACTCAAATAACCACTCTGATTTTCTCCATTTTCTTTCAAATCCATCAATGTATTATACAAAGTTGTAGTCTCGATATTTTTTCCTTTGCTTTTAGCATAATCTACTTTTATCTTTTCCTTTGCATAAGAATATATATTATTAATTGCCTCTGCCTTCTGTTCATTACTTAAATTCTTATATTCATTCATCTTCACCAAGCTATCTAACATACTCTTTGAAGTTTTTCCAAAACTCTCCTTTGCTTTGTTATACTCTTGTGCTGTCAATCTATATTTTTGCTGATTAATCGTTATGTCTTTATTAGGAATACCCGGTAAAACTGCTCTTTCTCCAGTATCGTCAAACACCTTTAACAACTCTCTTTCAGTATAATCCTCCACTACTTTTTTCCTATTATAGGGAGCCAATCCAACCTCATATGCCCTTACTAAAACATTACTATCTCTTACTTTTTCATTTCCCCATACATCTTTTCTCACTGGTAACATTTTAGAAACCACTGGTATCTTCGCCATCTGCTGTTTTTTAAACTGGTCTACCTTTTTAGCCAACCCTTTTTCTGTAGAACCTGTATCCCTTTCCTTATCATCCATTGTTTTTGCCACTTGACCTAACGCCGTTGGCACAAACTGACCCAAATAAGAACTAACCGCACTAGCCCCCAAATCAAACAACATAGTAGAACTACCTTGTTCATAAGAACTAATCGCACTCGTCAAACCCTGTAACATACTCATATCAGTCATAGGCTCAAAAGCTTTTGCACTAGATGTCATCAATGAATTTAATATATTAGAGTTGTCTTCTTTTTCAGAATGTATTAAATCGTGAACCGTAGAACCAATAAACATCGGAATAGCACTAGGAGATATCCAATCCAAAGTATAAGTATTATCTTCTATTCTAATAGCATATTCTTGTTCTCCTAACTGCTCTTTAAACTCATCATCTTCTCCATCATTACCAGATTTCAACATACCCATATCAGCCAATGCATAACCCAATATCGCTAACGATGTTCCCGTCAATCCCTTTGCTGTACTATCTATCGTTTTTGTTATCAGATTAGACACTCCAGCTTTATAATCCGCCTCTGTTATTGTACCATTTTCTAATTTTACTTTATAATCCTTCGCCTTCTTGCCTATTTGTGCTATATCATATGTCAAACTCTTAGCCAAACCTATGGGAGAATACTCAATTCCCTCTTTCGCTATATTCATAGGAGTTTTCTTAAAAGGTAGTATCGCTTCCAACGCTTTACCAGCAATCCCACCTTTATTCTCCACCTCTGTTAATCTCTGTGCCAAAGAATTAAACTGATGAAAAGTTGCCTCTTGTGCTTGAAAACTTGCATACTCTCTAGCCTTTTGCAAAATAGAAGAATCTTGCATATCTGAACGAGTCAACTTATTAGCACTCATATAATTTTGTAAAGCTTGCTGATAAGCCTTTTTTAGAAATATCGTATCTTCTAACTCCAACATATCAGAATTGAAATTTGCTACAGCATTTAACACCTTATTATCAAATTGTTTCTGATTGCTCTGTATCGCATTTTTTATATCATACTTTCCACCACCATCAATTTTATCTTTCATATACTCAGCATCTTGCTTAGCAAAATTTCTTTGTTCCTTATTAGCAGGCTTTAATGTCTTTGTTCTTTCTAAATTTTTATTGGTTATGCCTACAACATCTTCAATCGCTCCTCCAACTTTATTTTTCACTTGTTGCGTAATATTCATAAAAACATTAGCCCCTAAATTCTTAATATGCGTTTTTGGATTCCCAAGCATACTTAAATATCTCCAAGACCTAACCTTATCCTTCACACTTATAGGAAGTTGCTCTCCTAATTCTACTGCTATATCAGTCATCACATCATCTAATTCAGTTTGATTTTTAGCCTTTAATATCTTTTGACTCATCTCGTCAGTCACTTTTAAATCAGCTTTTTGTTTTGCATTTGTCCTTTCAACTATCTTATTCAAATACATCAACTGTCCCTCTGGTGATGCCTTCTTAATCAAACTCATCGCTTGCACCTGTTGTCCTAACTCTGTACCTAAAATAGCAACATCTTGTATTAATCCATTAACCTTTTCCATATCTCCATTCTGTGAAAAAATTTGAATCAGTCTCTCTCCTGTCGCTATATCTTGCAGAGTTACTCTCTCATTACTATTAATTTTATTTCTAAATGCAATATACGTATCATCTGCTCCATTCCTATTGATATTTTCATTCGCTTTCGATAACGTATCAACATTAGAAATAGGAGTATAAGTATCGCTTTCAAGCAATTTCTCTGCCACTTCTTTTCCTACTTTTCCCACTTGGTCGCTTTCTAATATCGACTTATAATGTTTTCTTTGCTTACCTTCTATTTCTGGTTTATATCCTAATGACTGAACATTTGCTTCTATTTTATTTAATTGACCTTCTGTAGCATTTTGTATATTTTCAGGTAAATACTTTTTTACTATATTTGAATATTCATTTAATATTTCGGTATCTATTTCATATTGATTATATTCTGTAAAGTCTACTTTATTTTCAATATCTATCATATAATCCGCTAATATTTCTTCAATTGCAAGCTCTTGAACTACATCTAAATTTTCTATATTTATATTTTCATTTCTTTGCATTATATAGTTTCTTATAGCTTCTGAATTTCCAGAAATTTCATTTTCTATTATTTTATCGGCAATCGTACTAATTTCACTTTGAAAATTCCTATCATTTCTTAATAGATGATGTGCATATTCATGCGTTGCTACATTTGATTGCTCTATATCAGACATATTATATGTGTTTATATACAACATTCCATTGTCATATTTACCAGCATTTTTATTATCTAAAGAATAAAAATTAACAGGTACACCTATTTTTTCGTACCTGCTTTTAATATTTTTTTGTATATCATTCAATTCTTTTATATGATTGTTTGTATTTCTTATATAGTTTATTTCTTGTTGCCTCTCCAAATTTCCTTCATATCTTCCATCATTTGTCTTCCTTCCTCTGTATTCTGAAAGAAATCCCTCAACTCCTCTTTGCTCATTTTGTTTATATCCATCTTCCCAAATCGACTCTCTTTGTTCTGGTTGTTTTTGCTCGTTTGACTGTTTGAATGTTTCTTGCTTATTGGTAAATTGACTTTGTCCATTGATACCACCTACACTTTCATTGTTATTATACAATATTTGTTGATTTTTTGCAAGATTGTTATCTATTTGCCTATTCCCATTCTGAATCATTTTATTTTGTTCTTGAGTAATTTGTTGTGCTTGCATATCATTTCGACTCTCAACAACATTCTGTGATAAACCCATAACGTTGCTCAACTCTTGATATGTCTCCATTGCTCCTTGTCTCATTGCTTCTTCCACAGATTCTTTCCCAAACTTATTAATATTTTCTTGGATTACTTCTTTATATTCGTTTGCCGTTACTTTCTCTTTGTTTTTTATTTTATTGTAAACAACACCTGTTTTTTCCAATCCATAAGTAACACCATTTGTTATAGCTCCCATCAAAGCACCATTAAAACCCGCTTCTAACATCCTTGAACTTATATTAGACCAATCTGCTTTATTCTGACCTCCAACAATTCCTGCTGTTATTTCTTGAGCTGGTTCCATTACTGCTTCTTGTATTGCATTCTCAAACATATTGAAGCCATAACTATCCAGTATTTTTTTGCTTACTTGCTTTCCTCCAAATGCATTTGCAACCTTATTAAATTGTTGTCCTGTTATAAAAGAATCGCTTACACCTTCTAATGTTCCCATAACCATTCCATAATTCCATGCTTCATCTTCTGTCATTCCTCTACGCAATCCATCATTTATATATCCACCGCTTGCACTAGTAGTAAAATAACTTGTACCTAACATAGGATTTACTGCATTTAATACCATACCAGGTAACATTTGTCCCATTGAAGGAGCAATATCCGCCAATTTTTTCATTCCTTTATTCGCTATTCTATTAGTCTTAGTAGCAATCTCCTCTTCATCTCTAGTAATGCTATCCCTTATTGCTTTTTTTACCAAATTGGTTTCAATTTTTTTGTCTGTATTAATTCCATTCTTTTGTAGTAATAAATTACCTTGGTTTCTAGCAATCATCTTATCTTCTTCGCTCACGTTTTGGCTAGTTAAAAATTGTTGTTTCTTTAAGTTCTTATAATTGCTAAATCTCTTTTCGTTAGTACTTTCTATAGTATTCAAAACCTCTTTTGCACCAGTCGAACTACCTAATCCAACTAATCCTGCCACATCAACAATATCTTGCCAAATACTATTATTTTTCTCTGGCTTTTCATACTCTTTAATAGGAATCGCTTGTTTTTCTTGTTCCGAAAAAATCATTGGACTTTGTTGTATATTGTATTTTCTTTGCAACAAGTCTTGATTTTGATTCTTGCTTTCCTCTCTATTGTTTTGAAAATTATAAGACAACTCTTTATTATCTTTTTTCTTTGTACTTGAATTTCCGAACACCCAATTGTTTAACTTGTCCCAAATTGTTTCTTTAGGAGATGATTGGTTATTGTATAACATATTTCTCGAATTACTAATATTGTTGAAACGATTCATATTATCATTAGCTACACTTTGAACTTGACTCCATATAGTACTATTTGATTGATGACTATCCTCTAAGCTCTTATAATACACATCATTTTTGCCTTCTTGATAAAACTTATCCTTCTTTACATTATTTAACTTAGAAAAATCAAAACCCATAAAAATCTCCTCTTACACATTTAAATTAACACCATACTCCCTCAAATCAACACCAAACTGTCTTCCCCAATTGTATAATTGACTATCTGTCGTCGCATTTGAAATATTAAAAGTAGCCGCTTGACCATCCTTTTGAATTAAAATTAGATTATCACTTAATTTTGACACCTTTGTATCACTATTTGACGTATTCGACACCTTCAATCCTCCACTACTACTCTTTCCGCTACTGCCCTTCTTACTCGACCTAGTAGACCTAGAAGAGCTAGACGACCTACTAGACGCTTTTTTTGACAAATTAAACTGTTGTTGCCATTGATTGTCCGAAACGGCATCTCTTTGTCTTTGATAATCAAAAGATTTTTGCCATTGACTATCAGAAACTGTGTCTCTTTGTCTTTGATAATCAAAAGATTTTTGTTTCCATTGATTCTCAATCTCATTCTGTCTAACCTGTTGGTCAAACGTCTTCTGCCACTGTTGGTCAGAAACCCTATCACGCTCTTGTTGATACTGCTTCTGATACAAATACTGCTCCCTATTCTGTCTCAACTCATAATTCTGTGTCAACAACTGAATCTTCTGAGAATACAAATCAAGAGCAGCCTGAGCCTGTTGCACACTACCACTCTGTCTAGCCTGAGCAATCTTAAAATCATAATCACTCTTCAAATCTCTAGAATTGTTCAAAGTCTCAGTCACATTCTTCTGATAAGTATTATACAAAGACGTCTGTGTCGTCTCCGCATAACCACTATTCGCCAGTCCTCTCTGTGCCAGCTGTTCTGCCTCAGCACCATACTGATTCGCTTGTTTCTGCCAACTAGCATACAACCCTTGTGTCGTCTTATCCGTCTCCCTATCAAGCTTCTCCTTCTCTCGATTCAACTCATCCACTTGCATTTGTGTCTGTTGATTAATCAGCTGACTCTGTTTCTTCTCTTGCTCACCCAACAAACTATTCTGTTGACTCACCAATCTATCAATATCCTCATAACCCGTTGCCATCCTATCTCCTCCTCTACGCCGTTCTTTTCCACATATAACATGTAATATATGGTTGTAAAATATTAAAAGACTTACTGCCACCAGTCTTTCCTGTACTAATCCCTTGCGAATACACTCCCAACTTTTTAGAATCACAATCATAATCCCCTCTCCCAGAAGCATTCGCACCAGACGTCACCGGATTCGTAACATTTTGCGGATGGTCATGAGCAGGCAACTGCTCCACTGTCAAAGTATGCGTCTTCGCACCTCCCACTTTCTCCACCGTATTAAAAGCCGAATCCGCCGTATTCACACCAACAGGAACCCTACCAGTCCCCCACAACTTCCAAGTACCAAACCCCAAATAACTAGCTGGATTCACATTCTTCGTATCCATAATAATCTTTCCAACATAATACCTCTTCTTTAACTGCTCCTGAAAAGTCTTCTCCATTGTATTCTTATTCGTATTTATCGTATTCGTAATCTCCTTCTTAGTAGTATTTATCGCATTCGTCATCTCTTTCTTAGTCGATGTTATCAACTTATCAATCTCTGCCGTCAAAACCTCATTAATATACTCCTTAATCTTAATAGCCCCCTCATCAAACTTCCTCTTCAACTCAACCGGTTCCAACGTAGGACTATCCGGTAAATTCTCAATTACACTCAAATTCTCCTCTAACTTTGTCAATGCCATATAAACTCCTCCTATTTCTTAATATAGCCTCCCACAAAGGCCTCTATAATCGAACTAAAAATCCCAAAAGGCTTATCCTTCTCATCACTATAAAACTTCAAAGACAACTCATTAATCTTCTTCTCCTTAATCTTATAAACCAAATAAGACTTATCCGTCGTAATAAAACTAAAATTACAAAAATCCAACGTACTAAACTGAAAACCATTCGCAGACTTCTTCGTCACAAACTTATACACATCTGACTTATTACTCCTCTTAGCAATCTTAATCATACCATTCGGAATCGTCTTCACCTTCGCAATACCACCACGCTTATTCGTAGTCTTCAACTGATTACTATACCCAAAATTATCCATTGGAGTCGTCCAATAAGAATCAATCCTCTCTCCATCATCATTCGTACCCTCTAAAACAAAAATAGAGCCATCACCAGCCCCAATATACAATCTATCATTATACTCCTTCAATAAAGTTGGACCAACAGCAGAAATATCCCAAAAAAACCACTCATAACCAAAACTATCCAAATTCGCATACTTTTGCCTACTATCAGCCAAATACACCTTACCATTCACCAAAACCATCAAATACCCTTGATACTCCATCATCATAGCATTCTTATAATTATTCTCATTCGTCATCCTAACATCCACCATAAAACTCCTATGAGCAATCGCCTGTTTACTATCAATCTTCTCTGTCGATATCCCCTCTAAACCATATCTACTCAAATAAACAATATCATCTTGGAAATTCGTACTATCCACATAACAACCCACACTCACATTCCCTTGCTTCGTAGGATAAATCTTCCCATGCTCCAAATCCAAAGTAGGCTCATGATAAAACACATTCGCATTATTCTGGTCTAAATTCTTAAAAATCCACAACACATTATTCCCCACCGTCATACCAGTAATCGAAGAATCACTCGAACCATCCTCATAATAATTCAAATCACTAACATAAGTAGGATTATTCAACTCAGAATGAAACACCGCATTCGGAAAATCCGGATTACCCGTAAAAAACAAACGATTATCAAACAACAACGCCTTCGTACACTTATTAATCCTATCCTCATACCCATCTATCAACTTCGAAAAAGTCACAAACACATTATCCTCACCACTCAAAGCAGGTTTACTAGGAGCTGTATTAAACGTCACCTTTCCATTTGTTCTATCCACTGTAAAATGCGTATTCTCCTGTTGCGTAACACCATTCACTTTAACCATAACCGCTGTTGCATCCAAATTCTGTGCATCCAAAAAATAAACCTTAGAAGTTCCATCTCCACAAAAACTATTCGTCCTCTTCGGTTGAAGCAAATTCACATCTTGATACAACTCTCCTCCGCCTATATTACCAGGCTTCCTACTAATCGTCGTTCTCGGAACAAAAGCACCATTCGAAACCTTACTCACAGACGTTCCATTATACACCAAATATGTCTTACCATCATTAATATACAACTTAGAATCCAACTTATTAAAACAGCTTCTTCTATCATTCATATCACTATATAATACTTTCAAATCCCCTATCTCTGGTTCACTCGGAAAATTACTCCACTCATACAAACTCGTTCCACTATGCACAATAGCCTTTGTCAAACTAAAAACATAAATCCCATGAATCCTACTCCCTATTTGAGCCAACTTTCGATAACCAGGTCTTGTCTCAATACAGCCACCTTGATTATCCCTATAATTCTTCCACACATTCAAAGCATCTGGACTCCTTCGTATATCCACCAAAGTAGGCTCATTCAAAAAATCAACACCAGAAAAATCAGCATAAGTCCTCTTAATTCCTGTCGCCATACAAAAACCTCCTACAAATCAAAATCTGGCTCTCTCAACACAACAGCAGGTATATTCTTTCTCGTATCAAGAGACTGTAACTTCCTTTGATATTCTGTCGCAAAAGACGTATAATCAGCACTCGGGTCAGTCTTTAAAATATCATCCGCCACCTTATACGGCAATAAAGCTTGTACATCATTATCAATCTCTAAATAAAAATCATCCTCTGTTTCTTCATTAATCTCTTGAGGATATTTATAATACTCAAGTACTGTTTTTCCACAAACATTATCGTTTATATAAATCTTATTGCTCACCAAATAATAATCCGTATCAATCGGATTATTATCTTCATCTAACGCAAACACATTCTTCGTTTGATACAAATCAGAAGGAAGACTATAAGGCGTATACTTATCACTCTTATTCTCATCTGGAATCTCAGCATACGTCTTTGTTGCAACAATCTTCTTCGTCATAGCCAACTCTTGATAAGCCAACTGATACAAAGCTGGTAACCTCAAAGCAATATCATCATCTTCTGTTTTATTTATCATATTAGGTGCATACTCCTCAATCAAAGCCAAAGTCAATTTCTTATTATCACCATATGTCATAATTATCTCCTCCAAGTCTGACAGATTCGAACTGTCTCAATCCATTTACTTGATATAAAGAAGAGGTCTCCCTCTCCTCTTGCTATGGTAACTCAATCGCTTGCACTGTAATATCAGCACTCTCTCCAGTAATCACTACTTTGCCCTTATACTCACCAGACACATTCACAAACTTACCAGACTCAATCACAATCCCAAAAGTCTTTCCAGCTGGAATTGAAATCTCTAAATCCTCCACACCTTGTAAAGCATCCCCTCTCAAAATAGTAGCCTTCTTAGCACTACTCGTATTACCATTACCAATCAGTAATAAAATCCTACCATCTGATTTATTGGTATAATCCACACTAGCACCAGCAGTAGCATCTACAGCCACTGCCTCCTCAATCTCCTTTGCCTCATTTCTCAATAACTCTGTATTCACAATCTCTGACATAGCCATAATCTTTTCCTCCTCTTTCTATTATTGGTGGCATCTTAAAACTGCACACTCTTTCGGTCTTACCATCTTACCGCCATAAGTATTCAAACCTTTAATCGCATCAGCAAACCCTTTCTCTGGCTCATAAGGTTTCAACTCATCAATACCATTACAATAAGCAAAAGCCTTAGACGTCTTCAAAATAATATAATCATCCGTCTTATCGTTATAAGCATTATTCGTCATCTTAACCCTTGCATTATTATATAAACCTAAAACCCCTTCTTGAATTAAATTATCATTGTTTGTTTTTAGTTCAATTAATTTATTTTGGAATAAACTATAAAACCAAGGTGTTAAGTACATTGTAACCTTATCCTTTGTACTTACTCCTTGATTCCATAAATGAACAAACAACTTATCAATTTGAGCCTTAGCCTCATCAGCAGTAGAAACCTTAACAGAATCCGTCTTGTACCCTGCCTCCAAAGCCATCTTCTTCGCACAAAATGTATCTTCTGCCTCCGCTAAAGCTCTTGTTGTCTCCTCTTGTAATGCTTCCATTACACCCTCCATCGCTTGAGCCTTATCAATATCATCCATTCCGTAATTAAAATAATCATATTGGTCAATATCCAAATAAGTAGAACTATCTGGAACTCTCTCAGGAGAATCAATATCCTTATTCGGAACATACTTTTTAATCGTAGGAGCCCCCACATTTAAAATCTTTACTCTCTTACCCTTTCCGGCATCTCCCTCAAACTTAAAATCACAATCCTGTTTAAAAACAGTAAACTTTGGTAACTCATGTTGTATATACTTCGACCATACAACCGGTTTAAAATTTGCATAACTCATATCACATCATCCTTTCTTATTTGCCCCATTTCTTCATGGAAGCCATAACATTTTTAAAAATAGTAGGATTATCCAAATCCTTCGAAGAAAGCTTGTCCACCTCTTCTGAAGTATAAAATTTCTTAACTTTAGACTCTCCCACTGTCGACTTAACACTACCTGTGCTATCTGGTTTCTCAGGTTCTTTATGATTCAACTTAAAAAACAAATCATAAATATCTGCAATTGGAGTATCTGAATTAAATTTTTTAGAAAACTCTCTAAAATCTTTATCTTCTAAAACCTTTTCATCAACACCCTTTTCTTTCAGTTCTTTCATTCTAAGTTCATTCGTTAAGTATTCACCTAATCTCATAAACTCCGCTTCTTCTCTATGGCTTATATTCCCATTTTTCTTCAAAGAAGCTAACTCATTTGCCCTATCTTGAATCTCATCAAACTCAGCAGAAGCAATCAAATCTTTCGCATCATACTCTCCCAACCTCTCAGCATCTCTCTTATTCGATACTGACTCAAATCGAGGAATATCTACCCCTTGCTCTTTATAGAAACTATTTACTTTTTCAAGAATATCATCCTTATCATCAACACCTAATCCAGCTCTAATTGTACTTTCAAGCTGTTTATACCTCTCTATCTCTTTATCTCTTTTGGCTAGTTCTCTTCTTGATTTTCTCTCGGCTCTTCCTACTCTCTCTTTCACCTTTTCGTCTAGTTCTTCTTGAGAAAATAGTTTTTCCTCTTGCGTTGGTTGTTCTTGCTCTGTAGTATCTTCCACCTCTAAAGAATTGATTTCTTCCTCTTCTTGATTTTCAATAATCTCTACCTCTTCCATATTTTCACCTGGCATATGTAACCTCCCGTTTAAAGTCCGTATGACTATTAATTCCTAAAAGCTTTTTTGTCTTCATCAGTTTTGGACAACAAAAAAGAGCCTTAGCTCTAACATTAATTACTTTGAATAGGAACTTGTTGTTCTTGCTGTTGATTTACAATATTTGCTTCCTCTGGTGTAACCCCTGCTTGTTCTTGATTTTGCACCTCTTGCTCTGCCATAATTTGTTCCACTGCACCATTTAATGCATTTCCTTGTTTCTCTATCTCTGTAATAATCTTATTCTTTTCCTCTCTCTCCTTCAAAATCTCCTTCAACTTCGTCTTTGGCATTGTAGCATCCTCTGGTAAAGCCTTTACATATTCCTCAAACATAATATGTCCAGCACCCAATAAATTCTCCAAACTAACCTCCATTGCATATTTATCAAATGCAGATTTAGGTGTAATATCTATCTTTAAATCTAATTCTAATTTTGTAAGTTCATCGTAACTTAATGTATACTGAGTATCGTAAGTAGTATCATTTGCATAGTCTTTTTCTTCTTTTGTTAATTTTATACCATTTGTACTATATACCTTTAGCATTGCAAACCATATCCTCGCAATATCTTCTATAAAAGTCTTATAAGCCTCAACCTGTTCGCTAATCGGTTGTTGACTCGCTTGCTGTACAGCCAAAATCGCCTTACCGCTCGTCTGTGTCGGGTCAACATTACCTGTAACCGTATCCCCTGCACCAGCCAAATTTTGAGTAACATCCACCAACTCTTTCTGTAAATTATAAGCATCGGAACTCATCTGAGCAGGTCTCAAATAATTCACCACTTTATTCACATCATCTGCATTTAACTCATTCACCTCAATCGTAGTCCCTACATTGTTCAAAGCCTTTGTATTTCGAATATACTTCGTATTTGCCACCAACTTAGGAAAAGCCCCTAGTTTAACAGCCAAAGCCCTTCTCGTAGCCGTCTTATTAATCTCAATCTGATTCGGAATCAAATATTCAACCTCACCTTGACCCCTACTACTACCTTTCACTCTCTCCCACAAAATATGGGCAACTGGATATAAATCTATTTTTAAATCAGTATCCTTCATTATAGTCGCTAATCTAGTACATTTCTTAGCCCAAACAGTGCCATTCTTCTTATATAACTTTAATAAAACCAAACACATCGGACTAATCTCTTCTGTCCTGTTATCCTTTCCAGCTTGTTCATGATATTCCTCGTCACTAACTATCTTCTCCAATTCTTCCTCTGGCACACCTCTTCTTCTTGCTTCTTCCTTTATCTCTTCCACCGTACGTCGAAAAGAAATAATAATATAAGGCTGTGTCTGAACATTATCATCATTTTCATTTCCAAAATAAACATTGGTTTTATCTACTTGCTCAGGAACAATATTGCCATCCTCTTCATAAAAATAAACAATACCTTCCGAATCAATACAAGCATCATCTACACAACTCCTTACTATTTTATTAACTTGATTTTTCTCCCAAGTTCGATTAGCAAATCTATTTAAACTATCACATAAATCTTGTATTCTTCTTCTATCCTCATCTGTCTCATATGTATCTGAATTAAAATAAATCTGATATGAGTTGCTTTTTACTACTCCAACTTTGTATTTTACAATAGATTTAATAATATTTAACGTAATCGGTTGTATACCACCTAACCTTGCATTTTCCCATTGATTTCCATGATAAAATTTAAAATTCTTTTCTGACTTAGCATATAGATTTTGTCTGTAATTGTAGTCTACTCCCCTTTGATACTCTGCCCATACATCTGTTACTATATCTTCTTTTTTCATAAACTATATATCCTCCTGACTAAAAGATGTTCCATCGTAATTATCTAGATTTCTTAACGCTTTGCTTAATTCTTCTTCTTCCTTTTCTTGTCTATTTTCTTCTTTTTTCTTTTTTACCAATCTCATTGGATGCTTTATTTCCTCTGGCACTTTTGGAAAATCTGAAAACTTCCCAATTTTAAAACCAAAATAAAAGCCTGCTGACAAGCAGACTATTGACAATATTGTATAAATTAGATTAATCATTCTTCTTTCTCCTCCTTGTAGTTTTCTTCTTAGTTTTCTGATTCATCTCTTCTTGTCTTTGTTTTATTTTTTCTCTTAATACACTCTTTTTCATGTTACACCTCCTAAAAAACCTCTATTGAACTCCCATAATCATTTTCTATCAATTCATCATCTTGTCCAAATTCTTTATTTATGCATTCCTCTATTTCCTCATTCTGCGTCCTAATCTTTTTCATCTCTTGCTGTGGTCTAATATAATAAGCTATGGCTAATCCCATAACCAAATCATCATGATACCCATCCTCTGCCTCAGCCCTACCATTCTTATTAACAATAAAAGTAAGCATCTCTCTCAAAGTATCCTTATCTTGAATTTTATCAATATCATCTCTCACTATCTCTTGTAAATTAGCCAATATCAAAGGTCTTGTAATAGATGTAGTTTTAAAACCAAATGACTTTTCATGTTTACTTACATAGGTATCCTCTTTTTTTCTCACATATAAATTTGGATAATTAAGTTCCACTAATTTCTGTATCGGATAAGTACTAAAATTTGTTTCCAATCCAATTAAAGCTTTATTATAAAACATACCTAAGCAATATATTTGTTTTACATACTCTATCTCGTCATACTGTTGCCTCAATACAGCAACCTCCTCTCCTGTTATGTTGTTTATAACATGAGCCGTAAAAAAATCAGAACCCTCACCAGCAGTATCTCCTCCAATCACATAAGGCACATTATTCTCAGGATATTTATAAATCTTAATATTCCCTATTTCTTCTTGTGTAAACTTTCTACCTCTTATTCTTAAACCATCATAATAACAAGAAAAAGAACCTTGTATTTTAGGTTCTTCCACTTCATTCATTCTATGAATAACATTCTTTTTATCAAAATAACACTTACCAGTAGAAAGAAATGCCTCCTCTGGAGTAATAGGATACTCTTGCTTAAACTTATCCATATCGCCACCACAATTATTCTTTACACACCACCTTCTCCAAGTCAATTGTTCCAAAGACACATTGTACAATCTTTGCAACTCTTTCTCTTCATTTGTCAATTTAAAACCAGTGTAAGGCATTTTATACTCTTCCAGCTCATTCCAACCAACAAACAAAGGATAAAAATCATTTTCTCTAGCTACTGCCTTATCCCACAACTCTTTGAAATAATCAAAACCATTCGCTGTACTCTCTATCACCACCATACTGCTCGGTATATTCGGAACCGCTTGTAACAATCCCAAAAGAATATCTTGCTTATCACCCTCCCAAAAAGCCAACTCAGACAAATGCAATGCCGTAAAAGTATCAGAACGACCTATCCCTTTACCACCAGCTGTCATACACTTAATCTTACTATCCAAACCTGTCCCATTCGAATTATTAAAAACCAACTCTTTCGCATTCGACTTCTTTTGTTCAGGCTTAATCGAATCTGGTAAATACTCTAACATTCTTTTACTCATATTAAACAAATTCGTTGTACTATCTTCTTTATGAGCTACTATACCAGCATTATAATTATGATTCGTAACCACATTCTTAAAAATAATCGACTCTGTCTCTGTGCTAAACCCCATTTGCCTCGCTTTTAATATAATAATTCTGATTGGTTTCTTCTCTTGATGTAATTTCTTTATAACATTGTAATACTTTAGCTGTGGTTCATTTAACTTTAATGGTATTATATTGCCTTCCTTATCCCTTATTTTAATATAAGACTCAATATATTTCTTTGTATTAATACTCATCTCCGTTCAACCTTCTTCAAATATTCTTCATAATTAGTCTCAACATTTATATTTTCTTGCTTATCTCTCCAATTGTAATTGTTTTTCAAATTGAAAATTATTCCAGTAGCACTACTGTCATTAATTAATCTTTTCTCTAGATAATTTTCTACTCTTAATTTTGCCTTTTTTATAGTGTCAAAAAACTCATCTTTATTGCTATAATTTATCAGGTCTTGTCTACTCATATCTAATGCTAAACCTAATCCTGTTACAGTATACGGTTCCCCTTTCTTATCACATTCTTTGAAATAATTATCTATTTTTCTTTTCATCTCTTCTGCTTTTTTATATTTTGGTGGTCTACCACCTGCATGCTTCTCACTCATTTAACCATCTCCCTATTTTAAAGTGTTTTGTTTCACTACTTGATTTCTATTATATTATGTAACTATTACTTATCTTATTTTTTCTTTTCCGACACATTTTGACATTTTTCTTATTTTATTTTTGTTATACTTTTCCCTGTTGTAATTTTACAATCACACTAAAGAAAAGAGGTGTTTTTATGAACAACGAAATCATCGGAAAGAAAGTTGGGACTATTTCTATTCACGTCTACAAAGAATCTAAAACAAACTCTCGCTTCTTTTATATAGAATCAGAGAATCAAGATGTATTGCCAGTTACTGATATTGTTGAAGATACTCTTAAAAAGTATTAGACTAACTATTCGTTAGTCTTTTTCTATCTATTTAACCTCATAATAGGCTTTTCTTGATTTGCTGTTCTGCCTTTGAACTTTTTATAACCTTCATATTGTTTATCCTTCTCGTAATAAATACATCTTAGCGTTCCTTTGACATTTCTTCTTATATTGCATAAATCTGCATTTCTATTCTTACAATTACTACATATTTGTCTTATATATGTTTCGTAGATTGTTTCCATGTTAGCACCTTCTTTTTGCTTTTTTTCGACTGCTTTCGACATCGTTTTTACCTTTTGCTTGTTATAATCTTTTTGTGCATAAGAAAAGATTATTTTAATTTTAGAAAGTGAGGTGAATTATTATGGCTAAACAAAGAAAAACTAGTGCAAAAGCTGCCTCTGCAGCATCTAAAGTTTTAAAAGACGGCAGAACTTCTAAAGCTTCTAAAACTGCTGCTGGTAGTGCTTTATCACAACGAGCACCTAAAAAGAAATAAGTTTATTTTCTTTTAACACTAAGTACATGGTACTAGCGATGCTATGTACTTTTTGTTCATCTTCATTGATTTCATTTAATCCTAATTTTTCAAGTGTTCCATGCAATATTTCATGTATTAATGTCTCTTTTTTCATGTCTTCTGATATGTTTTTGTCTATTTTTATTTTTTGTTCTATATACTCTATTTGCCCTAACAATCTTTGATATTTATCTATTTGTTCCACTTCTTCTACTTCATATTCTGTTGCTAATATCTTTATCTTTTTTATATTCATATTTTTACCCCATTTTCATATGTTGATAGAATTGCACTATCGTCTTCTTATAGATGTTTTACTCTTTAAACTAAGCCGTAATATATTAGAACTCACTAGGAAAGTTCTTGGTAATTTAAACAAAAGATAAAAGGATTATTTATATATAACAGTGCCTAGCATGTTGTTGAATTTATTGTGTAGGCTAGGATTTGCACCTAGCATGATAATTCTTTTTACACTCTATATTTGACTTCAAGTGAGAGGCATTTCTTTATCTATTATATCTAGTCAAAGTACTTCCGATACTAAGACAATTATCTCCTCCTCACACAGCGTCTACCTATTCCGCCACTACACATAAAAAAACCAGCTATACAATAAATCTATAACTAGTTTCGTGGATTGTATAATTAAATAAAAACAGTTGCCTTGTCGCTCGGACTTTTGAATTGGTTTCTCTCCAACTGCGACTTTTTATAATTTATCTATTATAATTATACAAAATAATAAGTGCAGTTTTCAATACATTTTTAGTGCAATTTTAGTGCAATTTTTAAACATTAACTATTTTTAATATCTTTTCCAATGCTTCATCTCTTTTTGTTATTAGTTGTCTCCTTGTTAGTTCTTTTTCTCCTCTTTTGTTATATGCTTTTACTGCCTTGTCCCATTTTTTCCCTTTGTTGTTGATATAAAATTCTTCTAATATAATTGCTTCTTCGTCTTCAATTTTATCAAGCCAGATTTTTACTCTTGCTATTTTTCTATCCAGTTTATTCTTTTCTATTTTTAATCTATCTATTTCAGTTTCTAAAAAATCTCTATCTTCTTTGTTTGTATGAGTCTGCTCTTTTTTGTAATTTATTGCCGTAGAAGATACTTTATCAGATATTTTATTTGTGTTGCTATATATGTTGTCGTAAGCTTGTCCTGCTAATTGCATGTTTTCAATCACTTCTTTTTCAGTATCTTCATATACTGTTCCTGCATAATCTAATCTTTCTTGGCATTCATCTATTTTTATTTCTATTTCAGACAGTTTTCCCTCGTTTTCTTTGTGATTAATTAGCATTGTTTCAATATCTTCTTTTATATATTCCAATCTTCTGTACCTCCTTATCTAATATTGTGTTTGTTTGCATATTTCATAGTTGCCTGTTTCTTTATTAATCCTAATTCGTGTCTACTGAAACACTCATTGTATCCATATAGCATATCTTTATATAGAAATAAGTTATCATTGCATTTCTCTACAAATATGTATTCATGTCCGTTTTTACCAAAAACCTTTGGTATTTTCATATGTATCACACTCCTATCAATGCTTTTGGCTTATGTAATTTTACTGCTCTTTCCACAGACCTTTTGGTGGCTTGTCCATTCCTTAATGCTTCTACTAATGTAATTGGACTATCATCACTTTTATTATGATTACATTTTTCACATAATACTTGATAGTTTTTAATATTGTCTAGTCCGTCCTTTTGATTTTGGATATATATGGTCTTTTGTTAATAATATCTCGTTTCCCTCTTTGTCTATTCCATATACATTAAAATGATTTCCCAATTTTGAATTACACTCTAAATTTGCATACTTACCTTTTATTCCGCATTTAGCACATTTAAATCCGTTTTTTATAAAATTTAGATATCTATCATCTTTTGTTTTTACTTTGTATCCTTCTATTTTTGTTTTAGATTGTTTTTTTATTATATGTATCTTCTATTATTGTAAGTGGTAATTTTTCTATTAATACTCTGTTTCTGCTCATTTGTATCACTCCGCTTCTTTTATGTATTCTAATCCTTTTTCTGTTTTGGCAATTATATAATTGCTTTTTATTAATTTTTTATATTGTCTTTCATCATATGTTTTAGACTTGTCCCTTGTTTTTACTGTTATTCCTTTTTCTAATTCCTAATCTTTTAGTGTTTTTCTCATTTTACTTTTCCTCACTTTCTTCTTTATCAACTAATTCTATTGCTTCTTGCAATTGCTCTTTAGTTGTATTTTTTATCTGTTCTATTGTTTCTTTTATTAACTTAGGATTGTTAATCATTTTTACTCTCTTTCTTTAATTAGTTTATTTACTGCTCTTATTTTCTTATTAATTGGATTTACAACCCCATATACCATTGTGTTTTCATATATTTCTCTCCATTTTTTCTCTCTTCTCCAAAATGGTTCTTGATTTATTTTGTTTATAACTTCTATACAGTATTTTGCAATTTTAATACTCCAGTAGCCGTCACAAGCTCTATTGTTACACCATTTTGTAAATTCTTTATATTTCATCTTTCTACCTCTTTTCTTTTAAATATTTATACTTTTTCTATAAATCCTGTTTGGATTAGGTCGTATGTTAAATTATAAGTTAGATTGCACAAATCAAATATTTCAAATTTTCTGTCTCTAATATCTACACAAGCAAAATTATGATTATCTTTTCTTAAAACTAATAAATGTGTGTATTCATATTTTTTCAAGTCAAATTTTTCAAGTTCTTTTAAATCTACATTATCTTTTATTTTTAACATCTTCTCACTTTCCTTTTAAATATTTATATATTATATATCCATTGTTTTTCTCCACATTCTGGGCACACAACATATTTATCGTAACTTATCATTTCCATTTCAATGTCTTTTCGTGTATAAGAAAATTCACAATGACATCCTTTGCATGTTGTTGATTCGTATGTATTTCCATGTTTCTTTATTTTCATCTCTCTACCTCTTTTCTTTTAAATATTTATACTTTTTCTACTAATCCTGCTTGAATTAAGTCGTTGCAATATCTTTTTACTCTATTTGTTTGCGTTTTATATCCATTTATTAAATTTTCATCAAAATCTAATATACAAGTAAGCTTTGCTTTTACTATTACTCTATTTTTTAATATTAATAAATACTCTTTTTTATCGTACAGTTCTAAGATGTCATCATATATTCCTTTATGATAAGTTTTAAAAATGCTATCTTTCCAAAATCCAAATTTTTCTAGCTCCCTTAAATCTACCTCATCTTTTATTTTTAACACCTTCTCACTTCCTCTTTAAATATTTATATATTACTTGTTTTATTTTGGTTAGTTTTCTTCCACATGTTAAACAATAATCTTCTGTTCTTATGTTATCTTTTCTTTTATTTGCTATCTCTTCATACCTTTTAAGCCAATCTTGATACATTCTATTTCCCCTCCAGTAATTCTTCTACACTGTTTAACTGCCATTTTTGTAAGCTATTTTCTTCTTGTAGTCTTTCTAGTTCTTTTAACACTAAACTCATTTCTTTTGCAGTTATAGCTGTCATATTTTGCTTACATCTAACAAACTTTTGCATGTTTTTAATTGCTTTTTTTAATTCCTTATTCATCTAAAATCAGCTCCTCATGCTTTGTTTTTATTTCTGTTTTACTCAAAACTCTCCTTTATTCTTCTTTTTGCTATATTAAAATATTTTTCTTCTATCTCTATTCCGATAAATCTTCTGTTTGTATTTAAACATGCAAGTCCTGTACTGCCACTTCCCATGCAGCTATCTAAAACAATTTCATTCTCATTTGTGTATGTTTTTATTAGATATTCTAAAAGCGGTACTGGCTTTTGTGTTGAATGTAGTCCTTTCTCTCGATTAAATTTTAAAGTTTGAACTGGGTATCTTTTTCCGTTATTTTTAGTAGTTACAATCTTATCTCTTTTACAATAATTAGAACTTAGTGTTCCTTTTTTTGTTGTGTATGGCTTTCCCATTCGCATTTGCGGATTATATGTACATTGTTTTTTATAAAATACTAAAATATCTTCTGTGTTCTTTAATGGCATTCTCTTTGCATTTAAAAAGCCTGTCCCGCTTTCTTTTTCCCAAATCCATTTATACTTATAGTTTTTAGAGTTAGACATGATTAGTTTTGCTGTAAACAAATCCTGTGCAAATAAAACAATAGCACCGTTTTGCTTGATTATTCTGTTGTATTCTTTCCATAACAAATCTAAGTCAATTTCGCAGTCCCAGTTGTTCCAAGTAGTCTTTCTTTTTTTACTGCTGTATGGCAAATCAGATAAAATCATATCTATGCTTTCACTATCAATGTCTTTCATTATTTCTAAGCAATTTCCTTTTAAGAGTTTATTATCCATCTATTCTCTCCTGTATACCTAAAATTCGTTTTATTTTTGTTATCGGCTCATCTGCATACTCACATTCGTTTGTTCCGATTGAAATATAATTTTTCTAATCTCATGCAACCACCGACAGTTTTTACATTTCCCGTATTAATTGTGTATAATTGTATTTCATAAGCTATTCCTCTGGCATTCTATATATACTACTTAATGCACCACCAAAATTTTTATCATGCATTGCTATTTGTAAGTTATCCATTAAATTTGTCCAGCTTACATCTTCTATTTTTTGTATTATTTCCTCTAACACTTCTTTTGCTCTTTCTTCTGTTTTGTAAATACCTAGTCTTAAATGATATTTTTGCGAATCATTGCAATTAGGATAAGTGTCGATGCTCCAAAATCCTTGATTCCACGTTTCTGGGTTATTAATTTCAATGTCTTTACCTGTAATGTCGATAATTCTTATTTTGTTTTGACTTACTATTATCATAACTTTCTCCTTTTTCTGTGTAACTTCCGCAATAATATTTATCTGAAAAAACTCTTTTTCTTTTTTGGCATAAGCCATATATTGTTGCTCTATAAATATTATCTTCACGTATATATAATCTTTTAAAATATTTACAATTGTTACAGCTGTTATATTTATCTATCATAACTTCCTCCTATATTTTTTCTATTAGTTCTATTGGAACTAATCTACTTTTATTGTTTGCGTAATAAACTCTTGCAACATATATGTAATCTTGTTTTTCTGTTATGATGTGTGGTGGGCAACAATATGGGTGGTCATATTCAACGTCTAACCATATTGACATTGCTTGCTTTGTTATTCCTACACAAAATCCTTTAAAATTTGCTTCTTTTATCTGTTTTAAATCTTGTCTAAATCCTTCTTCAAATGCTATTTCTTTTCCAGAGTTATTACAATAAAATTCTCCATTTTCATACTTTTCAATAGATATGTAGTTGTCGCATTTTGCAATATATCCTTTGCATTTCACTTTTTTATTTTTGC